TGCATTCAAATTGCCAGTACCAGCACCACCAGTTTTTGCGGGAGTCGCAGGAATTATTGGTCTATGGATTGGCTTCACAATACTAACTAACGTTATATCCTAGGAGGAATAATGAATACAGAACAACTAAAGGCACTACTAGCATCATATGGACGATCAGTTCTAGGTGCAGGTCTAGCACTATACATGTCAGGTGTAACTGATATCTCAACTCTTGCATACTCATTGATTGCTGCTCTTGCACCCGTTGCAATTAGAGCAATTAATCCAAATGATAATGCTTTTGGACGATTGCCAGCAGATGCTGATATTGCTGCAGCCCTTAAAAAGGTTGCTGTTAAGAAGGCTCCTGCTAAGAAGGCAGCACCAAAGAAGTAATACTATTACTTATAGAAAGGCCAGTCTAGAAATAGGCTGGCTTTTTTATTTGTTAATTATTTTTTTATATTTATCTTTTAATATTTTGGGATCAAAATTAAATAGAGCCAATTTATAAGCCTGATCTTTAGTGTCTTTGATATTATCACTGTTAATATAGTTATCAACCAATGTGGCCAACTTAACAGCATCTGCCTCATAAACATCAACTACCACCCTTGCCATGAATTCTCCTATTTTCTTGGACGATACTAGCCACTCTTCTGGAAGAATAGTATCATTTGGAGATATGTCAGTCATAAATACAGGTAATCCGCTCATAAGAGCCTCATTCATAGGCAAACAAAGCCCTGCATAGCGTCTAGGAAGCACTAAAGCATCAAAGCCATCATACAGGTCCTGCTGATCCTCTATGTCCCTATAATCAACCGTAACCCTTGAATCGTTGATTGTAAAAGTTGGTTTTGTTTGACATCTAATTACTAGTTCGTAGTCTGCTTTTGAGTGTTTTAGCATTTGAAGTATTGTTTCTGTACCATTTCTATCTTTTACAGCAGCAGTTCCAACTATGTGTAATAGTCTTTTATGTGATTTAGATAGATTATTTTCCCTTGCCCTTGTAAAATTATCTGGATTTGTTGGGGGAGGTAAATGAAATATCTCAGACTTTTTACCAAGAACCCTAACAACCTCATCATATCCCCAAAGACTTGGACCGAGAAGAACATTAGCAACAGGACCATGAGGGTTTTTATCAAAAAATTCAAAGTTATATTGAAGTATTGTTTTTACACCATATCTTCCAGCGAGGGCGACAAAGTCTTTATGATAAAAAGTCTCACAGGTTAATATGACATCTAGTCCCTGAATAAATCTTTTGCATACATTTATATCTGGATATCCAGCACTTTCTATAACATTATGCTTTTCATACCAATTAGGATGCTGTTTCTTTTTATTAAATTCTTCAAAATTTATTAACAATACTTTTTCTGGACCAAGCATATTGATCAATTCTCTGCTTTGATTTCCCAGACCACTGTTATCTGATCTTGCAATGATTCCTAATCTCATTCTGTGTATCCCCAGGCATCATCATCACTTGTAAACTTTCTTGTTCCTTCACGACCATCTGTATGATAAGATCTTTTTATATTTCCTTCTGGATGATATATAAATAATTTATGTTTTTGGAATCCATCTTCCCCATGTATTTTACAATCTTCTTGAATGTATCCATGAATGGTATCCTCAATAAAGGATTTTGCTGGAACATTAGGAAGTATTATTCTTTTATAATAATCAACGGTAGTAAGGTGTGGTCTTTGACTCCATTGTGATGTTTTCATAAATCCATTTTCTATTCCATACATTAAATGATAATGTTCTTCAGGAATATGAGACTCAAAATGAAACCTAATAGTATTAGCAAATCCAGACTCAATAGCAGTAATACACTTATCCCAATCAATGTCTAGATCAGTTGTTATTGGTGCATCAGCCTCAACATAAAGCATTAATGGTGTTTTAATTACGTTTATTGTTTCAAACATCATAGTTGTTTGATGAGAGTGGTCATTAAAAATTATAGGTAGTATGTTTGTATCTTCATGCAAAGATTTCCATAGTATTCTATTTTTATATTCATCATAGTCATCTTTTCTGTTAAATCTTTCACTTCTTAAGCCGTCAATTTGAATAATAATTTCATTCTTTGGAAAGTAATGTCTAATAGATTTAATTGCTTCATCCACAATCCTGGTATCTGGATGACTTGGAAGAACTGATGAGGCGATAACTATTGTTATATCATCTTTATTCAATTGAATGGTCTCCAAGTTGCAGTTGTTTTTCTTATTGACTCTATGTACTCTGCTGGAACCATATCATAGGCTATTGTAATTCTATCTTTAGATTCAAACCAATCATCTCTACCATGGGGATGTCCTGTTGCTGAAACAATTGCACGATTATTTATATTAATGTTTTCAAATGGAGTAACATTATCAATCATATAATGAGTTATTGATGGTTCTGCATTTACACAATAGTATCCATGAAAATCTGGAGCACCACGTCCACCTAGATGATCATGATAATATTTTGCATTTTTAATTGGACTTACATAGTTTTCTGAACTTATTGCAGGGTTTTGATTCCACCAGCCATGTAAACGATAGTCTTGTTTTTCAAAATTAATCTCATAATATTCACAGGCTTCTTTTAACATATCTTTTAATGACATTTCTAATTTAAATATTGATGGATGATCAAAGTCAAATATATTATATTTTTGTAACATTTGTGTTGGAGCACCAATGTAATCTGTTTTAAAATATTTGTTTTTATTTAAAGAACTTATTCCCTTTCCTTCTGGTAATGATCCATCTACTAATTGATCATATTTTTTATCTAAAAAAGTATAAAGTTCATCCAAATTGTTGTCCAAATGTCTTTCAAAAAATTTATGTGTTTTCATTAATTTGCTCCATAATTGTATTAAATAAATCCCTTTTATATTTAATCCACCATGCTACTGCTGAATGCATATTTGCAGGGTAATTATTATTTAATTCTACCATTAAATCTGGAAGATCATTCCAGTTTTGTATTTTAGGAACTTTCATTGTATTATTAAATAATTTTTCAAAATACATTGTTTTTTCTCCATTTGGATCAACACTGTCTGCCAACGGTAGACAAAGAAGTTCTAATGCTTCATAGAATCTAAACGAGTCAAGAACCTTAATTCCAGAAGGACAAGGAATCATTTTAGATCTAACCATATTAGAATAATAAACCTCTGGCAAATCGCCCAAAGTAAACCCTGTTGTTGGATTAAACAAAGAGTTACCCATCATTGGCATTACATTTGCTAGATCTTTTCTTCTTGAATGATTAATTTGTCCACTAAAATATAGATCAAATTCTTTGTTTCTATACTCTGGGCTTTTTTCTTTAAAATGTTGTGGAACACCTTGTGGAAATTTATTATAATGTTTGTGATGATTATGTGGATATTGAACCCAAATTTTCATATTTTCATGTTTTATTTTATTGATATTAAACTCTGCAGCCTCATCGCCCATAACAAAAAGAATAACATGCTTAATTTTTTTTAATTGTTCTTGAACAATGTGCTCTAATCCTTTATTTGATGGGCCAGGGATTGCTACAAAAGCCTTATCATCATTTGGAATTTCTTTTACTTCTATTTGAGAAATATTTTTACGTTCACAAAATTCTTTTAATAAACCATAATCCCATTTGTTAGCAGCAGAATCATTTGGTGAAGCAGAATAAAGATATAAATTAATTTTATTGTTCACTATCAATAAACTCTTTTAGCCATGTCATTAATGACATTTTTGGAACCCAGCCAGATATCTTTTTAAATTTTTCATTTGATGCTAAAGTTTCTTTTGATTCTCCAATTCGTGGTGAAATAAATTTAATATTAAAAGAAATAAAATTGGCTATTTCAATTATAGAATAATTTTTACCGAAGCCAATATTGTATGTTTCTCCAAATCCTTGATCAAGTTCAGATGAAATTATATTTGCATTTACTACATCCTCAACATATGTAAAATCTCTTTTTTGTAATCCATTTCCAATAACAGTAAGTGGCTTATTTTCTTTTTTTTGTTTTAAAAATAAACCAATTACTGGAGCATATTGTCCCTTTAATGGTTGTCTATTGCCATAAACATTAAAATATCTTAATGATATAGTTTTTAATCCATATAGATTATAATAAATTTTGCAAAGATTTTCTCCAAATACTTTAGCAACAGAATATGGAGTAAGTGGATCAGAACTCTGATCTTCATTATTTGGTAAATTATTTTTCTTGCCATAGGCCGAAGAGGTGCTTGAATAAATAAAACGTTTAACATTATTAATTTTAGATAATTCTAAAACATTTAATGTTCCAATTGCATTTGTATTAACTGAGTCTCTTGGCTTTAAAATTGCTGGCTGTATTCTTGCATCAGACGCTAAATGAAATACATAATCAACATCTTTAAAAAGAGGTTCAATTAAATTATAATTACATATATCATATTTATAGTTTAATGCTTTTTGATTCCAATAAAACTGATCATGACATTCAGCAGATTCATTATCTATACATATTACTTTATGACCTAATTCAATTAATTTATCAACTAAGTTGGAGCCTATAAAGCCAGCCCCACCTGTGACTATGCATTTCATAATATCTGTAGTTCTTTTAGTATTGTCGCCCATCTATGAACATATGTATGCTCATTTACTGTTCTATCATGTCCAGCAAAACGAATTGCTTCTCTTTCATCTTCTTTAATAAGATATTCATCTATCTTGTTGCGAAGATCTTCAAAAGATCCATGCTTGTAAAATACAACTTCTTCTGGTGTAAAGTATTGATCTAGTCCCACAATTTCGGGGTAAATAGTAAAACCACCACGACCAGTAGACTCAAATAGTCTATCACTTGTATAATAAGGATATTTAAAATCTATGTTAAGACTATCTCCAATAGCAATTTTGCTACGAGCATAGATACGATTTAAATCATTTCCCCTTACTGTACCTGTATCACCATCACCACCAACATGCAGAAATCTGCTACGATATGTTTTTCTTAAAAAGTCTATTAGTTGTGGGCGATAGGGATATTCATGATGATATCTTTTACTTCCAACAAAAATTACATCATAATCAAAATTTTCTTCATCATAATCTTCGTGTATGTAGCACTCTTGATCATACACACCTGCAGGCAAAAAATGTCCTTTAACTTCTGTATTTTCATTAAACCAATCTGCCATCAATTTATCTACAGTAAAAAAATGTCCAATTGTTTTATAAAAGTTATCTTTGCTAAGATCAGTTTGACGATCAAGTCCAAACCATAAATCTAAATGATATGTCATTGTTGGTATCTTTGCTTCTTTTAGTTTTAGAAGTACGGTATCCATACTAATAGTACCACTAGTCTGCCATCCATGTGTATGCACCCAAACAAATAGATTGCTATTTAGTGCATGATTTAATATAGTATCAGTACTTGATTCTGCCTCTTGCAATTTGACAACTGTATGTCCTAGACTTTCTAAACTTTTTGCATGATGATTTTCACTACTATAGGATACCTTGAAGTTTCCAAGAAAAGTAATTGATACCACTGGAACTTAATCCATTGATAATTCAGGCTTGCAAATTGCTTTTAATTGCCAGTTCCATTTTGAGTGCATATCAATACGTTCTGCAAGGAAGTTTGCAATACCTTGTTCACGAGCAGCATTGGCTGAGTCAAAAGCATCCTTTAATTTGACAAGGGTAGCACTATTTCCAATTAGAAGATCCGCTGCCATAACTGTGAAATCTGAAGAAACATCTGTTTCTTGAACATCTACTGAAAGCGACATAAAACGAGAAAGTTTAAATGGTGCATAGGTATCAAGTCTACGAAGATTTTCTGCAAATCCATCAATAGCCTCTTCGTAGTCGTTGTATAGCATTTCAAAAAATGAATGTGCTTGAGGAAAATCATCACCTTCAACATTCCAATGGTATCCATGAGCCTTAAGTTTAAGGGCTACAGTATCACCAAGTAATTCTTTAAGTAGTGTGATTAGGTCCATAAGTTCATTATAGCATGTTTTGTGCCCCTGGCAAGAATTGAACTTGCGACACCAGGCTTAGAAGTCCTGTGTTCTATCCACTGAACTACAGAGGCGTTGCTCTCTCATCTAGATTTGAACTAAAACTAAGGGATTCAAAGTCCCTTGTGCTGCCGATTACACCATGAGAGAATGGAGCGAAAGACGAGATTTGAACTCGCAACATCTACCTTGGCAAGGTAGTACTCTACCATTGA